TTATATTTTCCATTTAATGACAATACTTTCTGCTGTCACTTGTACCTTGATAATTAGCGCTCTGATTACTGCTTTTTGTTGTTCATAATTCATACTTAAAATATCTTTAGTTTTTAGTGTCTTTTTCATATTTTCTTTTTTCTTTTGTTGTTTGATTGCTGGATCGTTTTCTAACTCAGTTTCAAGAACAGCTTTCATTTTTAAAAAATTATCTGATTTAATCTTTAGTTCATCTAAGCTTATCCTATCGTCAACATACAAGTCATTTAAGCGACTTATTTTATTCTCTAGTATATTTACCTGTTCTTGTATTTTATCACGCTCTATTGACTTATCAGGTACATTAAACAAGCTTTCAAGATACTCTTTATCTTCTTGTAGTTTAGAAACTTCTTTTAAAACATATTGTTCCAGTTCTTTTTTGTCATAATATCCAGAATTACATTTTTTGTTGTCATTGTATACTGTAACACCTTTAGTTGTTCTTGGGTGCCTTTGATAACATTCATAATGAATAAAGCGCGTGCCGTCTTTTCTTATTGCTCCCATAATGATTTTCAAAGGTGCTTTGCAGTAACCACATTGTGCTATTCCTGATAACATATATTTAGCCTGAAATGGTCTTGGGTTTGAATTCTCTGCAGCTGTTCTTTGTCTTATGGCTAATTCTTCTTGTACTTTTTCAAAATCTTCTTTAGATATAATAGCTTCATGGTTGCCTGAGTAAATTTCACTCTTAAATCTGATATTGCCACAATAAACAGGATTATCAAGTATATGTCTAACCATTTTGTAGTTCCATGCGATTTTCTTTGGATATTTTTTATTAAGGTCATCTCTTAATTTAGTAATGGATCTTCCTGCTAAATACGAGGAGAATATAAATTTGATTACAATACTTTCATATTCATCAACAGTCATTTCACCTGTTTCTTGATGATAAATATAGCCATATGATGGTTTAGCCCACATCATAGACTTACCAGATTTTGCACGGCCAACCTTTCCCAGTTGCATACGCTCCTTTATTTGTTCTCTTTCCAATTGTGCAAAAACAGATAAAATTCCAATCATAGCTTTACCAAAAGCAGAAGATGTATCAAAATTTTCAAGCAAGCTTAAAAAAGCTATATTATTTTTGGTAAATACTTCTTCAATTAAATAGAGTGTGTCTTTTTGACTTCTGCTTAAACGGTCTAACTTATAAACTAATACAGTATCAAATTTTTTATTTTTAGCTTCTTTAACAAGTCGTTTAAGTTCTGGTCTATCTGTGTTGGATCCAGTAAAACCACCATCTATATATACATCATATATAGACCAGTCTTTAATTGCACAGTAAGCTTTTAATTTTTCTTGTTGTTCTTCTATAGAATATCCTTCCTCTGCTTGATTTGTTGTTGATACTCTAATATAGATAGCTACCTTATTTGTTGCAATCATTGTTTTTGTACCTCTTTTTTGATAAAATGGGTACAAGAAAAGACTTCAAAAGATAACATCTTTTGAAAAAATCTTTCTTGCCACTAGCTTCATGCTCTGAGTCGTCAAACTTTGAGAGTATGAAGCTTTTTTTATTGTAAAAGTCGTTGCTTTTGAGTTTCAAATTCTTCTTTTGTCAAAATTCCAGTGTCTAGCAATTCTTTTAATTTTGAAAGTTCATCTGCAACAGAAAAGCCTGAACTAGTTTCTGCCTTTATTTTTCGACCTTTATATTCTTCTGCACATTTTTTAATTCTCTCAGTCATTATAGGACAGTTGCTAGATGGTACATTTTTGACTAAGGAACTTCCTGAACCGTGACTAATTATTATGGTTCCCATCAGCAATCCCTTTTTAAAAGATACGCTATTGACCATATCAAGAGGAATTTCCGTTTGTTTCATACCGTATAATAATCCACAGTCAATAAATAACACGCGCCTTTGTGTCAAAACCATAAGAACAGTGCCTTCTAATGCACCAGATGTTGCATATTGAATTTTTTCATTGTCATCTAATATCTTTGTTAGTGCTTTGATTTCTTTGTAGACACCAAATTTTAAATTATCAAAACCAGCGCGATTTAATTGTGCTTTTACTTCTGAAATATCCATTGTGTTTTTCTCCTATATATCAGCTTTTTACGTGGATCATTTTTTGCACGTTATTGTTAACTAATTAAATTGTAATATTCATCTATAACCATAATTTCATCAGTGATAGTTTTTAAGCCATGTTTTTTTATAAATTGAATATAATTGAATTCCTTGAAATTGTCATATAGCTTTAATTCTTCTGATAATAAATGATGTATCATGCTTCTATTAGCTTGTAGCTCATATTCTTCATGCCGTCGCTGATACTGAGTAGGGTCGTGATTAAAATGTTTAAGTTCATGAAGAATTACTTTATGTCTTTCTTCATTAGATAAAATTTCATTAACAAATATTGTGCGATTTTGTTTTAAACAAAATCCTTTTCTATCCCATAAATCTTTTTTGAATATAATTAATTTTACATTATATTGTTTCAAAATCTCGCTATCAGTCATCTTTATTACCACCAAGGTATATTTCAATCAAATTTTTTATAGCTATTTTATCTTTATCAGTTAATGGTTTACCATCAAATAGCATAACTGTTTCTGGGATATTTTCAATATCTATTGCATAATCATTTAGCGGAACAAATTTATGTTCTTCTACTAAATCGGATTTTTCAATTCCAAAATAATTTGCTAGTAATTCTATTTTATCTATTCTTGGATAGGTCACACCGTTAATCCAGTCAGTAAGTGTTGTATACTTTACTCCTAAATCAGAAACAATTTTATTTCTGTCTACTCCTTTTTTGTGCATATAGTATTGTATGTTCTTTGACATAATTTCTTTATTTCCTAAAGACATTGGGATCACCCCTTTCTACTAATTACAGTAATATTTTACCGCTAAACCGTAAAAAAGTAAAGACAAACCGTAAAAAATTCCAGAAAAAACGTAAAAAAATGTAAAAATCCGTAATTTTTTACTTGACATTACGGTTTAACCGTTATATAATTAAACCATCCTAAAAGAAAGGGGGAGTGGCAATGAAAAAAATGACACTAAAAATGTTACGTGTTAGAGATAATTTAACACAAGAAGAAATTGCAAAAAAAATAGGCGTTTCAACTGAAACGTGGTCAAACTGGGAAAATAAAAAAACATTTCCTGACATTCCAAAACTTCAAAAAATCGAAGAAGTTTTTAATGTCACATATAATGATATTATTTTTTTGGACAACATTACGGTTTAACCGTAAATCTATTTTTTGCTTTTTAAACAAAAAAGCACCCAATAATTGGGTACTTACTAAAAATCTTATCTTAATTATATCATGAAAGGAAGAAGTTTGATATGAAAAAAATACTTAGCAAAATCTTTGATACAAAAGAAGTACAACAAAAACAGCCTGAATGGAGTTTCGAGCGCAACGGCTGGAAAGAAAGTGCTAGACGTTATAATTTAGCTCATGGCTTACCAGAAGATGTCATCTAAGGAGTGTTAATAGATGAAACAAGAGAAAAAGAAATGGGATCCACAAATAATGAATATTATGGCTGATGGTTCAATTTGTGATGATTTAACTGGTTACGTAATTTCTGCTGGTCATAAGTATTATGAAATTATTAAAAGTTTTTGTAAATGAGGTGAAAAACAATGACTATCACGATTAATAAACTTGAATTTGAAAATGTAAAGCGTATTAAAGCAGTAAAGGTTGAACCTGCGAGTACTGGTTTAACAGTAATTGGCGGAAATAACAATCAAGGTAAAACAAGTGTTTTAGACGCTATTGCTTGGGCATTAGGTGGTAACAAATACAAACCCAGTAAAGCAACCAGAGAGGGTTCTATGGTTCCACCAACACTAAAAATCACCATGTCAAACGGTTTGGTTGTTGAACGCAAAGGCAAAAATAGCGCTTTGAAAGTAATTGACCCTGAAGGTCAAAAAGCTGGTCAGCAACTATTAGATAGTTTTGTTGAAGAATTAGCGATTAACTTACCCAAATTTATGGATAGCACATCAAAAGAAAAGGCTCAAACACTTCTTCAAATTATTGGAGTTGGTGATCAACTGGCAGAGTTGGAACGTAAAGAAAAAGAATATTATGATAAGCGACATGCAATCGGTGTTATCGCTGACCAAAAAGAGAAATTTGCTAAGGAACAGCCTTACTATCCAGATGCAGGAAAAGAAGTCATTAGCATTTCTGAACTTATCCAACAGCAACAAGAAATTCTTGCAAAGAATGGTGAGAATGCTCGCAAACGACAAAACGTCGCTACTATTAAACAAAACTATGATTTTACATCACAAGAAGTTGAGAGACTGCGAGCTGAATTGGCTACTGCTGAAGAAAAGCAAGCAACACTTGCTAAAGACCTTGAAATTGCTCAAAAGGACGCGTTAGATTTGCATGATGAGTCCACGGCAGAAATTGAAGCTAATATTGCTTCTATTGATGAAACAAATCGCAAAGTCAGGGCTAATCTTGATAAAGATAAAGCAGAAGAAGACGCTAAACAACAGCGTGAAGAATACAAATTGATGAGTAATAAAGTTGAAGAAATGCGACAAGCACAACGTGATTTACTCACTAATGCAGATTTACCACTTGAAGGATTATCAGTATATGATGGCAAGTTACTCTATCAAGATCAAGAGTGGGATAACATGTCTAGTTCACAGCAATTAATAGTAGCTACTGCGATTATTCGTAAATTAAAACCTGATTGTGGATTTGTGCTAATTGACAAATTAGAACAAATGGATAAACAAACATTAGAACAATTTGGTCAATGGCTTGAAAAAGAAGGTTTACAAGCTATTGCCACAAGAGTATCAACTGGTGATGAATGTTCAATCATAATTGAAGATGGTTACTCAGTCAAACCTGAATTAATCGCTAGTGCTAGTGATAATAAAGGACATGCTGATACTGTGGCACCTGTTTGGAGTAATGGATTTTAAATTAGAAAGGAAATAATTAATGCAAATCACAAAAGGAAAGCGAGCAAGAGCTCAGAGAGTTGTTATTTACGGTCCTGAAGGTATTGGCAAATCTACTTTTGCAAGTCAATTTCCAGAGCCTGTGTTTATTGATACTGAAGGTTCAACAGATAATATGGACGTATCACGATTAGATAAGCCAACAAGTTATACTATGCTAAAAAATCAAATCGCTTGGGTAAAAGCTAATTCAACATGCTGTAAAACTCTAGTTATTGATACGATTGACTGGGCTGAAACTTTAATCATTGCTGATGTTTGTTTCCAACATAAAAAGAAAGGTATCGAAGAATTTGGTTATGGCAGTGGTTACACCTATGTCAGAGAAGAAATGGGACGATTTCTAAATTATCTTCAAGAATTAATTGAAACAGGAATTAATATTGTTTTAACTGCACATGCTCAAATGCGTAAATTTGAACAACCTAACGAAATGGGAAGTTATGATCGCTGGGAGTTGAAATTAGGTAAGAAGACTAGTTCACAAACAGCACCGCTTGTAAAAGAATGGGCGGATATGGTTTTGTTTGCCAATTACAAAACGGTCGTTATGACTGCAGATAATGGTAAGAAAAAGGCGACTGGCGGTAAACGTGTATTATATACGCAACATCACCCAGCATGGGACGCTAAAAACAGGCATGGATTAAATGAAGAATTACCATTTGACTATGCAAGTATTGCTCATATCTTCACACAACAAAATTCACAGCCTGAACCTGAAACAATACCAGTTGAACCAACTAAAAAAACTAAAGAACCGATTCAACAACAAACAACTGCACAAGAACCAGCACAAAATGAACAAGTCAAAACAGAAAGTCCAATTAATCCACTAATCCCTAAAGGATTACAAGATTTAATGCATATTAGCAAAGTAACTCAAGATGAAGTATTACAAGCAACATATGTAAATGGTATCTATCCGCTGGGGACTCCAATTGAAAACATTGATCCAGGTTACTGGGAATATGTAATTTCTGTTTGGGAGAAAGTTGTAGCTGTAATTAATGAAAAAGTAAGAACTAATCCAGATATCCCCTTTCAAATGGAAAGGACGTAAATTTTGGATTTTAGAAGCAATAGCGAGGTATAACAGGAAATATGACTAACAAAAAAATTAAATTAGACTTATCACAAATTGGCGAAGGCGGTCTACAAGAAAAAGTAGATAAAGAACTTGAAAAAGTCTTTGATAATATTCTTGATCCAAACACAGAGACTAAAACAGCTCGAAAATTAACAATTACATTAACTATGAAGTCTGATGACTCAAGACAAACAGTAGCAACGGCTATGGAAGTGAAATCAACATTAGCACCACAAAAAAGTGTTGCAACTACTGTTTTGGTTGGTCAAAAAGATGGTGCAGTATATGCTAACGAGCTTAAAAGTACAGTACCAGGTCAAACTTATTTTGATGAAGAAGCTGTTTTGAGGTCTGATATTGGCGAGCCAATCGAAAACCTTGAAAAAGGCGTAAATGAAGATGTTATTGATTTTAATAAACAAAAGAAAGCAGGTAAATAATTATGTCAGAGAATATTAAAGAAGCTCTTGAATACAGTGTAGATTTGGCGGCAAAAGAACAAAAAACTATTGAAGTTAATGGTAAATATTATTTTGATAGTAATCAATTTAGACTAGTTGAATTAGAACCAAAACGCTATCCAAAATGTGTAGATTTAAATACATTAGATAGTTTAATTGACTATTTAAAATCCGATCATGATTTAATCAATAAAAAACACCTTATGGTCTTAGTGAAGTCACCACTAGAAATTGAAGTATACGAAGAAATTGATAGTCTTCAACACAGACCACAACTAATTTATGTAGAAGCATTAACACCACGCATTGAATTTGGAAAGTACTTTAATTCACAAGATTTTAATATTTATCTGCAATCACTATTTATTGATGATGAAGACCGTGAAATTGTTCTTAATTTTGCTAGTGCACTTAAAATTGATAATGGCTCTGAAATTGTGGATAACGGTGTCAGTCAAACAGCGACTGTAAAAACAGGTGTTGCTAGTCTCTCGAAAGCTAAAGCACCTAATCCAGTCATTCTCCGCCCATACCGTACATTTGGAGAAGTAGAACAACCAGCCAGTCCATTTACCTTTAGGATTAATTCTCTTGGTCAGATGGCTTTATTTGAAGCAGACGGCGGTAAATGGAGACTTGAAGCTATCAATAATATTGCAGATTATCTCAAGAAACAATTAGCAGACAATAACAAAATCACAATTTTAGCATAACAATATAAAGGAGAAGAAAAAATGACTGATTTTAATAATAACTTTGACCATGAATTGGATTGGAATGATGAAATTACAAATGATGGAGCTGAGTTTATCAGCTTACAGCCCGGAGATTATCAATTTACAGTAACTAACATTGAAAGAGCGCGGCATACCCCAAATCCTCATAATCCAAGTAAATTGCCAGCATGTAATAAAGCCATTGTTTCAGTCAAAATCGAAACAGCTGAAGGCAGTACAACATTAAAACATAATCTATTTTTGCACAGTACAACAGAAGGAATGCTATCTACTTTCTTTGGTGCAATTGGTCAAAAAAAGCATGGCCAACCCTTGAAAATGAATTGGAATGTAATTGGTGCAACTGGTGTCTGTCGTATTAATAAGCGTAAAGGAACAGGTCAATATGCAGACCGTGAATATGACAATATCAAATCAATGATTTACGCAGATGATGTTGATTGGACTAAAGTTTTAAATGCTAATCAATCACAAGCTAGTCAACCACAACAAGCACCTCAACAACAACCAATACAGCAACAACCTAGTCAAGGATTTCAACAACCTGCTAACGGTGGATTTGGTGGCTTCTAATGGAACTCAGACCATATCAAGAAGAAGCCAGAGAAAAGGTTCAACATGAGTGGGAAGAAGGCAGGAAGCGGACGCTTCTTGTACTTCCTACTGGCTGTGGAAAGACTATTGTTTTTTCAAAAATCATTGAAGATCGAGTAAGATTGGGTGAACGTGTTCTTATCATTGCTCATAGGTCAGAACTATTAGAGCAAGCCAGCGATAAATTAAAAACTGCTACAGGACTGAATACGGCCTTAGAGAAAGCAGAGAATACTTCTATTGGTTCTTGGTATAGAGTTGTAGTTGGTTCAGTTCAAACCTTACAAAGAGAAAAACGACTGAAACAGTTTCCAAAGGATTATTTTGACACTATCATCATTGATGAAGCACATCACGCACTATCTTCTAGCTATCAAAATGTATTAAGTTACTTTGATGAAGCACAAGTTTTAGGAGTTACTGCAACTCCTGACAGAGGAGATAAGCGGAACTTAGGAAAAGTATTTGACAGCTTAGCTTATGAATATTCTTTAGTAGATGCTATCAACTCTGGATATCTTTCAAAAATCAGTGCTATTACAATTCCTTTAACACTTGATTTATCAAAAGTTAGTCAACAAGCTGGAGATTTTAAAGCGGCTGATATTGGAACAGCGTTAGATCCATACTTAGACCAGATTGCAGATGAAATGGTTAAGCAATGTAAAGACCGTAAAACAGTTGTTTTCTTACCGCTGGTTAAAACATCACAAAAATTTAAAGATATTCTCAACAGCAAAGGTTTTAAAGCAGCTGAAGTAAATGGTAGTAGTGAAGATAGAACAGAGGTTTTAAAGGATTTTGATAATGATAAATACAATGTCCTTTGTAACTCAATGTTACTAACTGAGGGCTGGGATTGTCCAACAGTAGATTGTATTGTTGTTCTTAGGCCAACTAAAGTAAGAGCACTATATAGTCAAATGGTGGGGCGTGGAACACGGATTGCACCAAATAAAAAAGATGTACTCCTACTAGATTTTTTGTGGCACACAGAACGACACGAGCTATGCAGACCCGCGCATCTGGTAACTGATAGTTCAGAGGTTGCTGCTAAAGCTTCCGAAAATATGGCAGAAGATAATAACAAAAAATTTGAACTGTTGGAAGCTGTTGAAACAGCAGGTAAAGACGTTATAGCAAAAAGAGAAGAAGCACTAGCTAAACAACTAGAAGAAATGCGCAAGCGTAAGCGTAAACTAGTTGATCCGCTTCAATTTGAAATGTCTATCCAATCAGAAGATTTATCAGACTATGTTCCTGATTTTGGTTGGGAAATGGCTCCACCATCAAAACAACAGCTAAAAGCTTTAGAAAAATTTGGTATTTTTACTGATGAGATTGGCAACGCTGGTAAAGCCAATAAATTACTAGACCGACTCAATAAACGTAAAAATGAAGGACTAACCACACCTAAACAAATTAGATTTTTAGAACAGCGCGGTTTCCAACATGTTGGCATGTGGAAGTTTAACAATGCCAAAAAACTAATTGATAGAATAGCAGCCAATGGCTGGAGAGTACCAAAAGGTATTTTACCAAGAGAATATATACCGGAGTAATGTATGAAAACAAACACAATTTACAACAAAGATTGTTTGATAGGTATGCAGCATATATCTGATAAAACAATTGATGCTATAGTTACAGATCCACCCTACAAATATCTAAATCACAAACTAGATAGAGATTTTGATGAAGACGCCGTTTTCAGACAATTTGACCGAATTTTAAAACCAGAAGGATTTATTGTTATTTTTGGAAGAGGCATGCCTTTTTATCTCTGGAACATAAAACTAGAAGAGCTCGGATTTAAATTTAAAGAAGAGGTTGTGTGGGACAAACGACATTTCTCATCTCCTTTTCTCCCTTTGGGAAGAATACACGAAAATGCAAGCCTGTTAACAAAAAAAGGAAAAGTCAGGGCTCGACGTACGCCTTATTTGGAAAGCAAAGGTGTGGATTTAGAACGAATACAAACCGACTTAAAAAGATTAAAAAGCGTTATTAAAAATCTTGACGAAAAAAATATAATTGAAAATTATTTAAGGACTGGGAATATTAGTACTGTGACTGTTAAGGGTAAAAGTAAGCATGGGCTCGTTGGTGAAAAGACGGCAGAGATACCAAGAAATTTAAATGTCGTTCGAGGGTTTGTTGAAGGAAAAAAAGAAACAGACATTATTTCAGTTCAAAAGGAACAATATTCATATGTACATCCAACACAAAAACCGGTTCGTTTGATGGAAAGACTGATAAATTTAGTCAGCGATAAAAACGATTTAATCTTAGACCCATTCGCTGGTTCTGGTTCCACTCTTTTAGCTGCATCAAATATAAATAGAAATTTTATCGGTTTTGAAATAGATAAAGATTACTATGATAAAGCAATAGAGCGAATTAACAACCACCAATTACAGATATCATTATTTTAAAGGAGAAACATGACAGAAAGAGAATTTGACCTCATTCCATTACTAGATTATATTGATCCATCAATATTAACATATCAAGAATGGGTTAATGTCGGCATGGCTCTTAAACATGAAGGATATACAGCTATGGATTGGGATAGCTGGTCACAAGCTGATAGCCGCTACAAGAAAGGTGAATGCTTTAAAAAGTGGGATACATTTAAGGAAGAAGCTCTCAGTACAGTTACTGGAGCAACCATCACTCAAATGGCTAAAGATAATGGCTGGCAATCTAGCAATTATAATGGTGAGTCTTATGAATTGGACTGGAATGATGAAATCGACCGTGACTATCAAATTATTGATAAAAATTGGGTTGAGTCAAAAGAAATTAGAGAGCCATCTAATTGGCAGCCTGTTCAAGAACTTATTAAATTCCTTGAAACTATATTTGAGTCAACTGACTTGGTTGGATATGTAACATCAACTTATCCAATTGAAACAGATAATGGAACTATTTATAAGCCAACCCAAGGCAATTATGACCGAACAGCTGGCCAACTTATCCAAGAGCTGCAAAAAAATCCCAATGATATAGGCGCTGTATTTGGTGACTATAAAGAGCAGGCTGGCGCTTGGATCAGGTTTAATCCATTAGACGGTAAAGGTGTTAAAAATGATAATGTAACAGATTTTAGATATGCCTTAGTAGAGTCAGACAGTATGGATTTAGGTAAACAATACGCGCTGTTTAAAGAATTAGAGCTGCCTATTGCAACTCTAACGCATTCCGGCCATAAATCACTGCATGCTATTGTTAAAGTAGATGCTAAAGACTATCAAGAATATAGAAAGCGTGTAGACTACATCTATCAGGTTTGCAAGAAAAATGGATTGGATATTGATACACAAAATCGAAATCCAAGCCGTTTATCTCGTATGCCAGGAGTAACTCGAAATGGACACAAGCAATTCTTAATTGATACTGAAATAGGTAAGACAAATTATGAAGAATGGTATCAGTGGATTGAAGATTTAAACGACGATTTGCCAGACCCTGAAACACTTGCTGATGAATGGGACAACATGCCAGAATTGGCTCCTGAACTTATTCATGGAGTGTTGAGACAGGGACACAAAATGCTAATCGCAGGACCATCAAAAGCTGGTAAATCGTTCGCTTTAATCGAAATGTCAATTGCTATCGCTGAAGGTACTAAATGGCTAGATTGGCAATGTGAAAAAGGTAAAGTCCTATATGTCAATCTAGAGTTAGACAGACCATCAGCATTACATAGATTTAAAGATGTCTATCAAGCGCTAGGATTACAGCCTAAAAACATTAAAAACATTGACATTTGGAACTTACGCGGTAAGACAGTTCCAATGGATAAACTAGCACCTAAGCTTATCAGACGTTCACTGAAAAAGAATTACCAAGCAGTAATCATTGACCCTATCTATAAAGTTTTAACAGGTGATGAAAACTCAGCAGACCAAATGGCACACTTTACCAATCAATTTGATAAAGTAGCTACAGAACTAGAATGTTCAGTCATCTATTGCCATCACCATTCAAAAGGTGCTCAATGGGGCAAAAAATCAATGGATAGGGCTTCTGGTTCTGGTGTATTTGCCAGAGACCCTGATGCTCTTATCGACCTAGTAGAGCTTGAATTAACAGAAGATATTATCAAACAACGCACTGACCAAGCAATAGCTAAGCTTTATCAATCAGCACTGCAACAACACGCGCTGGATTATTATCAACAAAATGTAGGATTAGACGACCTAGAAAGCCGCTATCAAATGCAACAGCATTTTGAAAAAGCTATCCCTGATGTTCTGATTAGACAGCCTTATAATCAACAAGCTGACCAAATAGAAAAACAAATCAAGAACATCACAGGCTGGCGAGTTGAAGGAACGTTACGTGAATTTGCTAAATTCAAACCAGTTAATATGTGGTTTAACTACCCTAAACATGAAATTGATGATACAGGAGTTCTAGCTGATATCCAGTTAATTCAGTTAGAGGATAATAGTCCAGCCTGGAAGAAGAACCTCAACAGCAAAAAGGCCAACAATAGAAAAAAGAAATTAGCGTCAGAACGTTTCGAGACAGCTATGGAAATTCTATTTGATGGAACTAATCCTGTTGAACTAGCTGACATTGTAGAATATTTTTCAACCAATGATAAACCAGTCAGTGAAAAAACAATCCGCAGATGGGCTAAAAATTCTGATGATTTTGTAGTAAAAAATAACCAAATTTTACCAAAATAAATCCCAGGGACAAAATAGGGACAAGGACAAACCCGAGGGACAAACCCGAGGACATTTTCGGGAATGTCCCTGTCCTTCTAGGGACAAAATCGGGTTTGTCCTTGTGTCCCTAGAACCATGATACGGACATGGACAAACCCGGGAAATGTCCCTAAAGAATCGCTCAACCATGCTAGCTCAAGACCTCTAGGGACAAACCCGAGAAACTCAGGGACAAATTCAGGGACACAATATTCTATCTTTACAGATAAGAATATTTTGGGAAATGTCCCTGATGGTCCATGGGTACATGTACAGGTACAAGGGGGCTATGCATCCGCCCCTTGTAACCCTGTAACCATGTCCCCTGATATGGACTTAGTGCGTGAGTAAAAAACAAAAAATAAAAATTAAAAAAATATTAGAAAACGAGGCGAAATAAAAAATGGGTCATAAACGAAAAAAATATTCAATAAAATTTGATGTTGCTAAAAATATGCCGTCGTTATATCACAAATTACCAGACCAAGATTTTGATATTGAAAAAAGTCAAGTTTACAAATGGATAAAAGAACAACCAGAATTTTTAGAATACATAATGAATATTCTAAAACAAGCTAAATATATTGTTTACAATCCAGATACTGGCCAATGGAAAGGAATAAATTATGAAAATCAAAATTATTAAACAGGTTACTGTTGGAAATCCTGAAACTTGTGAAAAATTACTCTTTGCAAATAAAGCATATAAAAATTTTGAAAAGAGAATTAATGAATTTATTGACAAAATCGAAATTGAAAAAGACTTAGAAGTATTTAATATTGATTTTACTTTTAACAAATATGAAATGTTTGGAGTGATATATTATGGTCAACCAGAAGAAAAGTATTAATGATCCAGTTAAAAAACCAAATCATTATCAAGGCGCATTTGGTATGGAAGCTATTGATGTAGTTAGAAATTTTAGAGCTACTCCTGATTATGAACTAGGATTTTATTGGGGTAATGCAATTAAATATATGTTACGTTGGCATAAAAAGAATGGATTGCAAGATTTAAAGAAAGCTAGACAAAATCTTGACTGGTTAATTGAAAATGTTAGTAACAAATGATGAGAAAGGAAATGAATGGTATGACCAAGATTAGATTTTTTTTACCAATGAAAAAAATACCAACAGTTACCCATCAGCAAAAGAAAATTCGTGTGCTGCATGGTAAACCACAATTCTATGAACCTGCAAAGCTTAAAGAAGTACGTGCTATGTTTATGGATCAGCTGTTACCTTATAAACCACCTAAACCGTTAGATGGTCCGCTTAGACTTACTACTAAATGGCTGTTTCCTATGATAAGAGGAGTAGATAGCGGTCAATACAAACATACTAAACCAGATACAGATAACTTGATTAAGTTACTCAAAGATTGCATGGAAAGAACAGGATTTTATGTAAATGACAGTAGAGTGGCTAGTGAAGTGAATGAAAAGTTCTGGTCTGACATTACAGGAATTTATGTAAAATTGGAGTCATTGAATGAATTATGAAAATTAATTATATTGAATTTTTTGAAAGAGAAGTTCCAAATTGGATGAGAGAAAGCAATCAAAAAATGCAAGAATTAGGATTTGGATCACTTGCATACTGGCAGTGGGCAAACCAATCTATTGTGGCTATTTGTGAGAAGTATAATAACGACGACTTAGTAAATGGTCAATTTCATCTCATTTGGGAATGGCTTGAAGAAAAAACGAAAGGAAATTGATGAAATTGAAAATTAAATTTAAAGCAAAGTCTCTTAAGGACGGAAATGAAATTTATGGTTTTCCAATTATTGATGGAGAAAAAGCCTATATAGTTAATGGAGTAATTGATGCAAATGATGAGTATATATCTATAGGAACTTGGGACCCAGTTGATCCAATTACTATTGAACAATTCACAAATTGGCATACGGTTGACGGCGAAGAAATTTATCAAAATGATATTGTTTCTCAGAGCAACATGTCCGGAACTTTGATTGCTAAAGGAAGAGTATCTTTTGTTAAAGGACAGTGGGTTATTTCTGGATCTTCAAATATTGTTCAAAATTGTCCATTACATAATCATGGTGTTATAACAAAATTAGAAGAGGAGAATATATTGATGATTGATAAAATGAATGAATTGAATGAATTAGTTGCTAAATGGGCTATTAAAAAACAAATTCATACTGCTTCACCTGAAAAACAAATGTTGAAAATCTATGAAGAGTTTGGTGAAATTTGTGGTGCTTGTCTGCGTAAAAATAATGAAAATTTTAAAATGGAATTAGGAGATTTTATAGTCGCTCTCAATGTTTTGCACCTTCAATTAACACATAATCCAGTGATTTTTACTCCCATTGACTGGAGAAAAAGTGCTTACATTTTTGATAATTGGTCAAGAGAAGAAGCTATTATTGAATTAGCAGGCACAATAAAAGCAATCAATGAACGCTTTTTAATAATAAGAAATAATAAAATACATCTTAGTTCTGATTTTTTAAAAGTATTTAATAGTTTTCTGTTACAAATTTTTAAATTTATTGACAAAAATTTAGTGGGTGCTTATGCTTGCTATAAAGCAGCTTACGATAAAATCAAAAGCAGAGAAACAACACTGATTGATGGTGTTCTGATTAAAAACGAAGATTTAGAAAAGAAAGAAGACTAAAAATGGATAAATATTCTAAACATACACTTTATTTACATATTGACATGGATTTTAATCTTATTGATAAAGCTCATTTACAATCAGCAGTTCTCAGTGGTCAAATTGATGAAATTGAATTTATTTCTGCTGTTTACGGTATTCGCGTACACTTTCTTGTTAATAAAGAACTTTTTGCCGGAAATTTAGAAAAAGTTTATAGAGCTTTACAATTTTATAGAGCAAAAACCAAAGAATTTTTTAAAAGAAATGAACTATCCAAAAATCTTGTTGTTAATGATATTGTTAAAATTACTTCCGAAAATACTTATATTATGTTAATTCATGATGATAGCATTTGTTATGAAGGTAGCTCTAAAGAAATCAAAGATAATAAACATTTTGTTAATAATATTTCAGTTGCTGGTAACAAATTGCTTATCGATTTTAAATAGGCAGGTGATATAATGCAACAATTAACTAACGCTCAAAAAGAAGCATTAGACCAGCTTCTATCATACTCATGGAGATTTAAAAGAGATATTGAAATTAGAAAAGCTGAATTAAATGATATTCCAAATGATGACTCTAATGTTGGCGGTGGACGTTCTAATGTCGTTTCTAAGCAAACAGAACTTATTATTGAACGCTGGGATAGTGACGAGCGATTAAAGAGTTTAGAAGCAAAATTAGAAGCACTAGAGAAAACATTAGATACTCTAGATGAAGAGTTGACAAAAATCTTTTGGCTGAGATGGTCTAGAGGCAGTATGAATTCATGGGAAAGTATAGCTGCACTGCTTGGATATAGTCGCAGTGCAATCTACAATAAGAGAACTAGAATTCTTGAAATATTTGCAGATTTTTATGGATTTATTTAAATTGTGGACTAAAAGGTATTTCATTCCACCACTTTTTAAGCTATTATGGTAGCATAAAGTTTATTGATAAAGAGATAATAAAACTTTCTTTTACTTTTCCAATTCTCTTCAAATATATTTTATGGGTTTAAAAACTCTTTCGTTATCCAATTTCTTTTTTATCTTTATCGATAAACAATTATCTAAAAACGCTTTGTATATATTACTTAGCGTTTTTATTATGTTGAAAAATAATAACTGATGTAAAGGATAAAGATGCCACTGGTTCAGCGCTGTAAATATAAAGATTGTCACGTGTTAGTAGAGAGACCTGCAATGTGCTGTGCAAAACATAAACAATACGAGCAGAAACTCAAAGAGCGATATGAAAGATACAGCAGAAGTAGATATAATAAATACAAACGAAATAGAAACGAAGAGAAGAAAGAACAATATAATTTCTATCGAACTAAGCGGTGGTTTAGCCTGAGAACGATTGTACTATCAAGAGATAATTATATTTGTTTGTATTGCTTAGCTGATGGTAAGCTGACTACTAACAGTAAGATAGTAGACCACGTCATACCATTTGAAGTTAATCCAAGTTTAAAAGCAGACTTGACTAATCTAGCTACTTGTTGCAGAGATTGTCACAACGCAAAAACCGTTTGGGAACGAGAATATTATGGTACAGGTCGAGACAATCAGTTAACAAATGCAGAAGAGATTTTTGATATTAAAAAAATTTCAAATCTCATACGTCATTAAATAGCTCTAAAATCCATTCTAAGCGATTTTAAGTGAGAGACGTATAATTGTATAATTTATCGAAAACAAAATTAAAATGCAGCAGAAAGGAAATCAGAGGGAAAAACACCCCCGCCCTGCTTTTAATGCAAGGAGAGCCGCGACAAGGTGTCTTCTTACATCACGCGCTGATTTCTAAGAATTTTAAAAGGTGTCATAGAGTGAAATAGAAAGGTTATTTAAAATGGTAAAAAATCCTTATTACAAGCAGAATAAAGGTCATCTACCAAATGATCCACCAAACTATTTAGACAGAGTAGCTCGTGACACTTGGAGAAAAATTGTTCCATTTTTAGAAAGCACAGAAAAAGTACAGCGTATTGATAGTTTGTTAGTTGAAACATATTGTACAAATTATGAAATTTATAAAAAGGCTTATGAAGATGTGAAAACCAATGGTATTCAGCAAGAATTAAGAAAGCCTGTTCAAGCTCAGGGTTCTGGTGAGATTTTGGGTGAACAATTTTTAGGGTACAAAAAAAATCCCGCAGTGGTAACTATGAAAGATGCTGTAGATACATTAAACAAAATCGCTATTCAGCTAGGGTTGACTCCAAAGGGAAGAGCGGAATTATTGGCTGTTGCTGATAAAGATAAAAATAAGGTTTCAACAGCAGAATTGATGAAACAATTTTTGGGGAAATAACTTTTCTTATGGGAAAGGTAGGTGATGAAATATAGTAAAGATTGATTTAACAAAAACAAAAGATGTAATCGGTGCTTATAAAAGTATCGATTTTTCTTTTATCCGAGAAAAATATAAGGACGCTGGTACGAAATATTGTTTTGATGTACTAGATGAAAAAATAATAACTTGTTATTTTACTAAATTATCTTGCTTTCGTCATCTAAGAGATTTGCAAAGACAAGGGCAAAAAGATTTTCCTTATGTTTATTCGATTAAAGAATTCAATAAGTTTTTGAAATTTTTATCACTAGTTCCTAATGTTGATAATCTAAACGAGCCATTAATTCCTATGGATTGGCAACTGTTTATCTTTAGTCAGATTTTCGCTTGGCTTGATTTAGAAACACTGCCTAGATTTGTAAATATCGTTCTTTCTATGGCCAGAGCACAAGGAAAGACAATGATTGCTGGTATTAATCTTGATTACTCATTTTTAATCGAAACTATTGGATTAAGCAATCAAGATTACTTAGTAAGTTCATTGAATTTTGAACAAACTATGAAGCTTTTCACATATGTCAAATCAATGATGGCTAGCATTATTGAAAAAGAACCTTTTAAGTCTTTAGCTGATGAAACGGGATTACAGCTATATTCACGAGAGATTAAAGCCACTGTAGATAGTAATAGTATTCAGACTATATCTTTTGAGTCTGGGAAGTTTGATAGTAAACATTTTAAATTTGCTATTGCAGATGAGGTTGGAGAACTTAAAACTGATGAAGGTATTTCAAAAATCACTTCTGGACAAGTTAATACTAAAGGTTCCAGATTTATGGAAATTTCCACAGCTTATCAGACACCAAATGTTCCATTCCATCAAGAACAAAAAAAGTTAATTGAAATTATGGAGCGAGATTTTGACCGTGCAGGAGATGATCAACTTTGCTTAATTTGGTCTCAAGATAGTTTAGAGGAAACATTCAAACCTGAAACATGGGCTAAAAGCAATCCGCTTTTAAATCACCCAAAATTGAAAGATAACCTAATGAAAGGTTTGATTTCAGAACGTGATAAAAAAATGCTGATGGGGAAATTAGCGGATTTCCAAGTCAAGAATATGAATTGTTGGTTGAATGCTGACTCTAATAGTTTCTTGGATTTAGAAGATATAGAGAAAGCAATTATAGACGATTTTTCGATAGATAATCGGCGCGTGTATATTGGTGTTGACTATTCATTGTTTAGTGATAATACGGCTATAGCATTTGTTTATCCATATAGTAACGAGAAGAAATGGCATATAGAACAGCATAGTTTTATCCCTTGGAAAACAGCTGGCAGCATTGAAGCAAAAGAAAAACAAGATGGTTTAAATTATCGAGAATTAGAAAAGCAGGGCTATTGTACAATTACTAGCCACCCACAAGGGCTGATCAATGAAGACGAAGTTTATGAATGGATTGTAAATTATGTTGAAGAACATCAGCTTGACGTTGTCTTTTTTGGCTATGACGCAATGGGTGTGACTAAGGTCATTAAAGCTCTTGAGTTAAACACGAGTTTTCCACTTATGCCAATTAGACAAAGAACAAGCGAGTTAAAAGATCCAACTAAATTTTTGCAAAAAGTATTTGTTGAAGGTTCTGTTACTCGTTTAGATGACAAGATTATGGAAAAATCATTAATTAATGCGGTTATCAAAGAAGATAATATTGGTATACAAATCGATAAAATGAAATCAACTTTAAAGGTTGATGTTGTTGACGCTTTAATTGATGGAATGTATCAAGCTATGTATCACTATGAAGATTATGGATTAGCAAATGATAAAACTTATCAAGTTGAACACATGAGTCAACAAGCTGTTTTGGATTGGTTTAATAATCCAGACAGTGGGCTTTTAGAGAAAGATTTTTATGATTATGATAATTTTTAAACGTTTTTTTAGCCTATTATGGGCTTTTTTTGATGTAATTATGTTTTTATCTGCTGCAATAACAATCAATGTGACAATGTATTTTGTTGGTTGGTTGGCATTTGGGATTTGTTTAACCATTACATTTATTTTAATTGGTTTATTATCTGAAATAATTGCTCATAACAATGATAGTTAGAGAGGGGGTGAAGTTATTTGCCGGTTTTTAATTTTATAAATCAATCAACAGAGAGTCCACCTAAACAACAACTTTTTAGCATAGAAGATTATGATTTTTTACAAACTAGTTTAAATTCTTCTGAGTGGGTATCAGCAAAAGCAGCTTTACAGAATTCTGATTTATTTACTGTTATTAATCAGTTGTCTAGTGACTTGGCGACAGTTAAATTGACTGCCAAGAAAAAGCAGACACAAGGCATTTTAGATAATCCAAGCACAAACGCGAGTAGACATGGTTTTTACCAATCCATCTTTGCTCAACTGCTGTTAAGTGGAGAAGCGTTTGCTTATCGTTGGCGCAATGAAAATGGACGCGATATTAAATGGGAATTTATTAGGCCGTCGCAAGTCACGATTAATCGTTTTGAGTATGAAAATGGACTCTACTATAATATTTCATTTGAAGATCCAAAAATTGCAACAAAGCTTTATGTACCGCAAAGTGATGTTTTACATTTCAGGTTGTTGTCAGTTGATGGCGGAAAGACTGGAGTAAGTCCGCTTGGCGCGTTAAATCGTGAAATCAATATTCAAAAAGCTAGTGATAGATTAACCTTAAGTGCACTTAAAAATGCTTTAAATGCCAATGGTATTTTGAAAGTTAAAGGCGGTGGCTTGCTAGATGAAAAAACAAAAATGTCACGGTCTAGAGAAGCTATGCGACAAATGCAGGGCGGACCTTTAGTTCTTGATGATTTAGAAGACTTTACGCCGCTTGAAATAAAATCAAATATAGCACAGTTACTTAGTCAAACTGATTGGACAAGTAAACAGTTCGCTAAAGTTTACGGTATTCCTGATAGTTATTTAGGCGGTCAAGGAGACCAGCAATCATCAATTGAAATGATATCAGGAATGTATGCAAACGCAGTTAGCCGTTATATACGACCATTTATTAGCGAATTAACTTACAAACTTGGTGATGATATCGACACAGATCTATTCCCAGCGGTTGATCCGACAGGTTCAACATATATTAAACGCATTAATGAACTAGTCAAAAATGGGACAGTTGCTCAGAACCAAGGATTGTATATGCTTCAACAAGCGGAAATTTTACCGCAAAATTTACCAGAGTCTTCTAATCCTAATCATGCAATGAAAGGGGGTGAGGACAATGGGACAGATTGACATTAAAGGAGATGTTGTTTCAAATGATGTTGGTGAATTTTATGAATGGTTTGGAATGTCCAGCACATATCCAGGTAAAATTCAACAAGCTATTGCAAATGATGAAGATGATGAAATCATATTAAACATAGCTTCTAACGGCGGTGATGTTTTTGCAGCAAGTGAAATTTACACTATGCTAAAAGACAGCGAAAAAAATATTGTTGTTAATATTCAAGGTTTAGCAGCAAGTGCAGCGTCAGTAATCGCCATGGCTGGTAATACAGTTAGAATGTCACCAACAAGTCAAATGATGATCCATAAGGCTTCTGTCACTACCTATGGCAATTCAGATGACTTAGAACATGAGTCAGATGTATTAAATGGTATTGATGAGTCAATTGCCATGGCTTATGAACTCAAGACAGGTATGAACCAAACGGACATCTTACAACTTATGTCAAATGAAACTTGGATGAATGCAAAAGTGGCAGTTGACAAAGGCTTTGCAGATGAAATTATGTTTGATGAGTCAGATGATGAACCAACATTTGAAAATGCTATGCACGTTTTACCAAGCAAGGCAGCAATCAATAAATTTAGAAATTTGGTTGCAAAAGAAAAATTAAATAAACAGTCAAGTCAGTTTAAGAACTCATTAAGAGAACATAAACTGGCTATTTTATTAGGCAAAAAGGAGAAAAATTAATGACAAAACCAATGGATGTTAACACTCTAAATGCTCTGTGGGTTGAAGCTGGACACAAGGTAGAAGACTTTAACGAGCAAATCAATAACGCTTTGAATGATGATAACTTTTCAGCAGAAGCGTTTGAAAAACTTAAAAATCAGCGTGATAACGCTAAAGTACGTCGTGATGCGCTGAAAGAACAATTGACAGAAGCACGCGCACAAGCGGTTGTTGCAATGGACGAAAAGGACGTAAAACCTTTATCAAATAAAGAAGAAGCTGTTAAAGATAGTTTTATTAAAGACTTTAAAAATCTTTTAAACGGAACTTATCGTAATGCTGCTGTTAGTTCTAAGGAAGATGAAAGTGATGGTTCTAATGCTGGTCTTACAATTCCAAAAGATATTCAAACAGCAATTCATGCTTTAGTTCGTCAATACAATTCACTGCAAGGGTATGTAACTGTTGAGTCAGTAACTACTGCTTCTGGTTCTCGTGTCTATGAAAAGTGGTCAGACATTACACCTCTTGCAAATCTTGAAGATGAAGATACTAAAATTTCAGATATTGACGCACCTAAATTAGCTCTTGTTAAGTACGCTATTAAACGTTATGCAGGAATGCTAACAGCAACTAATAGTTTGCTTAAAGATACAGCTGAAAATATTTTAGCTTGGCTCACTTCATGGGTAGCTAAAAAAGTTGTTGTTACTCGTAACAAGGCTATTTTAGATAAAATCGCAGCGCTTCCAAAGAAACCGACAATCACTAAGTTTGATGATGTAAAAGACCTTGCTTTGACAGGTGTGGATCCTGCTATTCGCTCTACTTCTTTCTTTATGACAAATACTTCTGGATTGGCTGTTCTAGCTAAAGTTAAAAATGCAATGGGAGACTATTTATTACAAAGAGACCCATCACAACCAGAAAAATATGTAATCGAAGGAAAACCAGTTGTTGAAATTGCAGACCGTTGGTTGGCTGATAATGCAGGTTCTCACCCATTATATTTTGGGGATTTGAGACAGGCAGTAACACTTTTTGACCGTGAAAATATGTCAATTGAAGCTTCTAGTGTTGCTGGTGATGCGTTTGGCTTAGACCAAACCAAGTTACGAGTTATCGACCGCTTTGATGTAGAAAGCACAGATGATGAGTCATTTGTGGCTGCTTCATTTAAGACAATTGCAGACCAACAAGCAAATCTCAAAACAGGAGCACAGGCTTAATTCAGAATAGGAGTAAATTATGAGTGTTACTAAAGATGATGTAAAAAAAGCGTTAAATCTTGACGGTGATGATGATGACAGCTTGATTTCTGCATATATAAAAGCTGCGGAAATATTTATCAAAAATGCAATTGGCGAGGACAAGTCAGATAAATTTTATGCTCGAGAAGAAATTACATCTTTATTAAATGTGGCGATTATCTCATTAGCTGGCAGTTATTACACTTATAGAATTTCTTTAGCTGACACTCAGAACTACTCTGTAGATTTAACTTTAAATAGTATTATTGGTCAGCTAAGAGGAAAATATGCTTTGTTTTTAGAGGAAGGTGAAACTAATGAGTAAAGTTATTTCACCTGCACAATTTAATCAGAAAGTTGAATTTGGAACAGTTAAAAGTATTTTAGATGAGAACACTGGAGTTAACTATCAAGAATTTATTGGTCAGTTTTATTGTCATGCTAAAGTAAATACACGTTCTTTATATCAAACTTATCAAGCTCAACAAGCTGGAATGCTTGATACAATAACGATTATTATTAGACATAATGCAAAAGTGAATGACTCTATCAAATGTAAAATGGCAGGAATTATCTATGATATTGTGTCTGTATCAAGTGATACAAGCTTAGCTGTTAATCGTTACGATACATTGACTATACGAAAGAACAAAAAGGTTAAGTGATATGGATTTTGAAAAGGAAATTAATAATTGGCTTAATACTGTTCAGAATATTAGTGACTTAAGTCTTTCTGAGAAAGAAAAAATCACCAGTGCAGGTGCAGAAGTGTTTAGAGGACGTTTAGAAAAAGAAACGCGCGAAAAACACTACTCTAAGCATAAAGACCCCATTTACGGTCACATGGCAGATAATATTACAGTTCAAACGAAAGGTAATAATGGCGGCGTCGCTACTGTAGGGTGGGAAAATCATTATCACGCAAATAACGCCATGTTTTTAAATGATGGCACTAAAAAGATAAAAGCTGACCACTTTGTTACAAATCTACAAAATTCAGATGAAGTCAAACAAAAAGTCTTTGAAGCAGAAAAAGAAATTTATGACCAAATAATTGAAAGGAGAGGTAATGCAATCAATAATTGAAGCAAAAAAACTTTTAGAAAATTTGTCTGTTGATGGTTTAGATGCTGTTTATACAGTCAATTTGCCAAGAGAAATTCAAGAAAATACCGATAAGACAGTTGCTTTAATTACAGATGTAAGCACTGCTCTTTCTGATTTTGGTAATAATATTTTTTATTCACGAGAAGATTTAATAGAATTACAAATTTTCCATAAGCTGAAAATAAATTACAATCTTTCTGATTTTGAAAAGAAGATTTTAAAAGCTTTTTTTGAAGCTCATTGGAATATAACAGAGATTAAAGCAAAAACTTATGATCCAGACACAGAACAGTTAACTTGGGTCATTTATCTAAAAAAACGAAAGGATTTTTAAAAAATATGGCAACAGTTGGTTTAAAAATGATTACATTTGGTCTTTTAGACCGTAAAACTAAAAAATTAATTAAAGGAGAAAACGGCTTATCAGAGTCAGGTATTTTAGAAATTGGTGATGAATTTTTAGGTACTAAAACAGCAAATATTACTGGTCTTGAAGGCTCTATTGTAAAAATTGCTGGTAATAATAAGGTTCAACAGTCTTATAGTAACCCTGCGGCTACTCAAGTGGCTTTAGCAATTAATAATTTTAATGAAATTATTAAAGCAAAACTTTTAGGAGAAGTTAGCGACGGTAAAGGCGGTTATGTTGTTAGTGGTGAAAAGCCTATTGTAGTATTGCTTTTAGAAAGTCCTACAATAGACTATTCAAATTCTGTGTTTTTTGGATTTGGAGATGGTATGGTTCAAGAAACAACTCGCAATAATGAGTCAAACACAGATACTACTCAAAACCGCGCTATTGATAATCTTACATATGCCGCTAATGGTTGTGACCGTTTTAAAAACAAAGAAAATGATGTTGCACCAACATACAAAAAATTTATTACTTATGATAGCAAATTTGATAAAAATGCTATGATGGAAATTGTATTCCCTGGATATACAGCTGGTGGTGTAACGCCTCAGCCTCATGTTGCTGGTGGTACGGAAGAAGCGCATCAATAATTAGAATAATTGCCTCAAAAAATATATTTTGGGGCTTTTACTTTTGGAGAAGTTAAAAAATGAGAATTATTAAAATTAAAGAACCAAAGCTATCTAAAAAACAGTTTAATATTTTAGCTAGCAATCGTAACGTGATGGATATTAATAAGTTGCAGTTAGAAATTGCTAAAGAGAATGCAAAATTGGAAGAAGAACCAGAAAATGCAATCTTACAATTTGAAACAACAATAAATTTAACTCAAAAAACAATCGATTGTTTGACTAAGATTTTTGGACTAGACGAAGAACAAAAGAAAATTTTGGAAGAACAGTATGACGACAAAGAATTATTTAAATTATCAGATTTTGTTTATTTCCGCCTTTACGGACTTTCAGAAGAAGATTATAAGAAGCTTAAAGAAAGACAGGAGAAAGAACAAAATGAGGGTTTAGAAAGCAAATAAATTGGCATGAACAAGTCTTTGAAATGGAACGAAAAGTAGAAGACATGAAGCGCTTTGCTCGTCAAGCAATTCAAGAATTTCATTGGTCGGTCAATGATTTTATGGAGACCGATTTTTATGAACTTGTTGAAATCATGCAAGCGAAGAGTGAAGAAGATATGCCAGTTGATCCAACAACGTTAGGATAGAAAGGAGAAGAATGGCTACAATATCAAATGTAATGAGTACTAAAATTGCTCTTGATACAGTAGAAGTTCAGTCATCTATCCGAGGGCTTACTCAAGCTGTTAGTTCAATGACCAGTGCGTGGAAAGTGCAAGAAGCTCAATTAAGAGAGTCTGGCAACTATCTCCAAGCAGCAGAAGCGAAATATGAGGGTTTAGGACGTTCTATTGAAGCTCAAAAATCGAAAATTGAAGCTTTAAAAAGAGAACAGGAAGAACTAGGCAAAGGCACTCAAGTTAATAGTGAGAAGTATTTAAAGTACGAAAATCAAATTAATCAAGCGACAGCAAAGCTCGCTAGTTTAGAAACTCAGCAAAGGAAAGCTAAAGAGAGCATGGATTATCAAAAATCTGGTTTAGCTGATTTACAATCTGAGTATAGAAAAAACAATGAATTATCCCAAAGTTTAGTACAGCGTTTGACAGCTGAGGGAAAAGAAAGAAGTGCTTTAAAAGAACAGTATAGACAATCTAAAGAAAATATTGAAAGTTTAAACACTCAATATACCAAACAGATTCAAGAGCTAGAGAAAATACGAAAGGCCAGCGGAGAAACATCCGAAGCTTTCCATACTCAACAAAAACGTGTAAATGCCACAGCAACAAGTTTAGCTAATGCAAAAAAAGACGCTAATAGTTTTAATAAAGAGCTAAAGCAAACAGATCCAAGCCTTTTTGGAAGACTCAAGAAGAAAATTAGTGAAACAAATGATGAATTAAAAAAGACAAGTAAAATCAATTCAAGAACTTGGGATTTTGTTAAAGGTAACATTATCGCTAATGGAATTTCAAATATCGGGAACAAAATAAAAGACGTCGCTACTAAGGGATTTGAATTAGCTAAAGCAAGTAATGAAACAAAAGAGAGATTGACTGCTCTTGGCTATACTAAGCAACAAATCTCTATTTTGAGTTATGCTATGGGCGACCTCAAGATGAATACTGCTTTATCTGGGGCAACTGCAAAAAGCTTAACTGAACGCTTTATGTCAATGACAGGAAGCGCAAGTAAAACACAAGCGATTGTTAAAGGTTTCGGAGTTCTTGCTAATGATTTAAAACTTAATGATGAACAAGCTAACAATTTGTCTGGAAGTTTTACAAAAATATATTCAGCTGGAAAATTATCAGCTGGTGTACTGGCTAGAATGGAGAAATCAACTCCTGGAGTAACTTCTGCATTTGCTAAAATGGCCGGCACAACAACCGAAAACTTCAAAAAAATGGTTGAAGACGGAAAAATAACTTCTGATAAGTTTAATGAACTTATGAGTAATAACTCAAAACGTTTTCTCGCAAGTGGTCAAGAATACAAAACTAGTACTCGCGGAATTGTTGATTACCTCAAGAAGAGTTGGCAAGGTTTAGAAAAATCTTTTGCTACTCCAATTTTCGAAACTGCTCAAAAGTCTTTAGGTAAATTGACACAACAATTTGACCCTCAAATCTTTGACAGATTAGGCGCTTCACTTGGCAAAATTAGCGCAAAAGGACTAGAAGCTGTAAGTAATGTCTTTGAATATCTACTTAAAAATCGCAAAGAAATTGGCGGAATAAGCTCTAGTGTTATAAGTATTGCAAAAGCTTTTGGTGAAGGTGTTTGGGATACAGCTAAAACAGTAATCAATGGCATTAGTGATGGCTTTAATGCTATCTTTAAACACTCTAAAAGTGCACAAAAGCCAATAAAAACTTTGTCAGATGGCATGAAAGAAGTCGCTAGTCACAAAGAAGCAATAAAAACAATTGGAGTAATTTTTGCTAGTTACTTTGTCGGAACTAAAGTTGTATCAGGAATAGGTGCATTGGTAAGAGGTTTGTATCGTATTCCAACAGCATTTAACGCAATTAAACTTGCAATGAATACTAATCCTTTTGGAATAGCATTAACAGCAATAACCACTGTAGGTGTGGCTTTGACCGTTCTCTATAAGAAAAACAAAAAATTCAGAGATTGGGTCAATAAAACTGCTAAAGGAATAGCAGAGTTCTTCAAACCAGTTGTTGATTTCATTGGTAATGTTGGCAAAGCAGTTGGCGGAGCGATTTCTTCTGTAGTTAAGTTCAATAAAGAAACAGGCTTAATCAGCAAAACACTGCAAGTCGCATTTGCACCTCTCAAATTAATTGGCGCTTTAGTTGTCCTGCCTTTTAAAATTGCACTCTCTGCGCTAGATGGTTTCAATAAGCATGGCTTAGGCGGATTAATCAAAGGTGCAGGCAAAGCACTTGGATCCTTTGGCAAATTTACAGGCGGAGTCATCAAAGGCGCCGCAAATATGGCTGCTAAGGCTGGCAAGTCTATTGGTGGTTTTGTTAGCGGAGCGCTAAAAGGTGTTGGAAAATTTGCTGGTGGTGTTGGTAAAACCGTCGGCAAAGGCTTCAGTGGTATGCAAAAGCTGGTCTCAAAAGCTTTTGGGGGCTCGCAAAAAGAAGCTAAAAAACAAACTTCTAAGATGTCTAAGCAAACGCAAAAAGACATACAGAAGATGATTAAGAATACGCAAAAGCAATTGCAGACTTTGCAGAAATCAAGCAAGAAGACTTTTGCAGACTTACCAAAAAACGCGCAAAAGGCATTTAAGAACGCAGAGAAACAAGTAAAAGCTGGTCAACGCGCAATAAATAAAGTGATGAAGTCTGTTGATAGACAACTGAAATCATTTGATAAGAATTACAAGAAAATCTTTGATGTGTTTGCAAAAAATGCAAAAAATAAAACAGATGGAGCATTTAAGCAAACCAAAACCAGCATTTCCAAAATCCAAAAGCTGGTCAACTCAGGCGGCAAGTGGTATAAGACGCTCGAAAAGAATACTAGCAGGCTCCAAAAGACCACTGACAGTCTTCTCAATCGGATCCAAAAAGATTTTGAAGCGACTTGGAACAGAATAGCTAATCATGTAGTCAATCGCTTACGAAACATGCAATCTAACACTGATAGCATTTTCGGGAAGACTATTAAAAACGCAATATTTAACAGTAACAATCAAATTAAGAGTAACTTTAAGTCTACTTTTGATAACGTTTCTTCTAATTACTCCAACTTCTGGAAGAGTATGAAGAACTCGACGGGTCGCGGGATTAATAGCATGATTGATGTCCTCAATCAAGGCGTTAACTCAATTAATAGCTTGATTTCGAGCTTTGGCGGAAGCAAGAACGCGATTAAGACAATCGGTCCTGCCAAATTTGCAAGCGGTACTGGTTTCTTCAGTAGTTTAAGACGGCCAATCAATAAACCGACTTACGCTATGCTAAACGACGGCAATGATAGTCCTGAAACGGACAACCGTGAACTGGTTATCATGCCAGATGGAAAAGCGTTTGTTCCAAAAGGACGCAATTTCAAGACTATCTTACCGGCAGGGACAGAAGTTCTCAATGCAAAAGAGACTGCGGAGCTGTTTGGCCAAGCCATGCCATACGCTTCAGGAACTGGTTTCTTCCCTAGCTTGGTTGAGGCTATTAAGCACGGCTCTTATTCGTGGTTTGGCAAGACCATTAAGCAAGATGAAGACAGCGACGCGAAGAAGAAAGCCAAGGAATTCATTGAAAAGGCTTCTTCTGGCTCTGGCATTGACAAGGAAATTCCTAAGTCTGTTAAAGGATTAGCTGAAAGCTTTAGTACTATCATTAATGGTATGGTTAAGAAAGTATTTGACCCCGGAGAAAAACACTGGTCGACAATGTGGACTATGGCTAAGGAAGCCATAGAAGAAGCAGGGTCTAGTGTGGCTATGGGTGCTAAAGGTGATGACTATCGCTTCAAAGACAAAGCTAAAGACGCAGGAGCTGACCCTTGGGGCTACTTCTTCAGGGAATGTGTATCCTTTGTTGCTTCTCGCTTGGCTAATCTAGGTGTCAATCCCGGATTATTTAGCCATCTAGGGAATGGTAATCAATGGGGCGCTGCTAGAGTACCGCATTTAAGCAGACCAAAACCCGGTACTGTTGCAGTTTATACAGGCGGACCCGTTAGCTCAAACCACGTTAGTTTTGTTACTGCTACTCATGGCGATACTATGGACGGTGAAGAATATAATTGGATGGGAAATGGTCAATATCATCAATACAACAACAGACCTATCTCTTCTGCTTCTACTTATCTAGATTTTGGCGTAAAATCAGGAAGTGATAGCAAAGACGGCGGAACTAAAGCAGATGTTAAGGCTGATAGCCCGCTAAGAAAACTTATTAAAGGGCAAGTCGGCAAGATGTTTGACTGGATTAAAGAGCATTTAGCAGACCCTGAGAGTGGCGGAGAAGACGGACCACAAGGTTCAGGCGTTGAACGCTGGCGCTCTAGTGTCGTTAAAGCTCTGAAAGCTAATGGCATTGACCCAACAGCTTTCCGCGTAAGTAAAATCTTATCGACTATCCAGCGGGAAAGTAACGGTGATCCAAATGTCCAAAATAACTGGGATAGCAACGCCGCCGCCGGTCACCCATCTATCGGGCTAATGCAGACTATCCAACCAACGTTTGACGCGTATGCGCATAGTGGTCATCATAACATCAGAAATGGCTATGATAACTTGCTAGCGGCCATCAACTATATCAAACACAGATACGGAACTGATGACGCAGCGTTTAATAGGGTAGCAGCATACGGCTATGCAAATGGCGGTAAGGTTTTTAAAGAAGGTCTTTATCCACTGGCAGAAGGTGGTATGGCAGAGTATATTATTCCAACAGATAAAGCTAAGCGTAATCGCGGTTGGAAATTAGTTAAAGACATTGTCAGTGAATTTACTGATGATGATCCTGATAAGATTAAACGTAAAAAGACTGATAATGACAATGATGATAACAAGATAGATAAGTTACTTAAGAAAGTAGATAACATGGTTTCATTATTAGCTGCTTTAGTTGCTGGTCAATCTAAATCTGTAGTCGCTGATGTAAATCTTGATGGCAAGAGCTTTGCAGAGGCTTTAGCGAAATATTCTACTAAAGCAAATAACGATTATTCAAAACGTGAACAATTACTTAATGGTCTTATTTAGAAAGAAGGTGATTAATTGGTAAAATATGTTGGAGTTGATATTATCATTGATGATATCAAATTATCTGATTATCTAGCGGACTCAACTGGTGAGATTAGAATTACTAATCTACCAGTTTTTAGTTCTATAGAAGCAAATGTTAACTATGATGATACTTCACCATTTTCAGATGGACAGAGGCTGATTTATGAAACGATAGGAAGCAGTTCAAGAGTTGTTACTATCGTTTTGTATGGATCTATTGACTTTATTACAGAAGCGACAATAAAAATCAATAAGCTAGTCTTTTCTAAGAAGGCTCAAAAAATACAATTTGGCGATAATCTTACCTGGTATTGGTTAGGCCGCTCTAATTCTGCATTTTCTCCCACAATATCGCTTGAAGAGTCAGCACCTGTGGGAAATGGTACTGTAACCTTTACATTTGATGACGCAAGAGCGTATAGTTCCGACGTCAAAAAAATAGAATACGGTCATGACAGCGATTATGGAACGATTACTAAGAAAGATAATCATTACACAGTAGAGCTCAAGAAAGCACCACAAGCGAAAACGGAGCCAGTAATTAAAATCAAAAATATTGATGAAAACGGCTATTTAGGATTAGCAACTGACAAGTCAGTCTTTGCAATCGGAAACGAAAAAGCGTATGACAATCGGATTAACACGATTTTAGACGCTCGTACTGATGACTCGCTGGTTACTGCGTTTAATAGCGCAACTAAGAATGTTGCTATTAACACCCTTCCAAACGAAGCAACGTATAACGGCAATCTTGCAATCAACGACCAATTCGGGCGCAAGAATATTTACTTGAACGGCACGGGTCGAGCTTCTGCTACTTTTGACTTGGGCGACGAGCCAGACACTAAAAGTGAGCGTTTTTGGTGGCGTGAAACGTTTTGGGCCGGGCGACTCAACCAGATGGGAACTGTTAAACTCCTGTTTTCTGACCAAAACGGAAAACTGTTATATGGTGTAGAAACGCTTAAGAACTCGCGTAATTTCGTAACGCCTTATAAGTTTATCGGCTCAAAGCCTGATGGGACTTACTTCCTGCTAGACTTACGCTATTTCAAACCATCTGACCGAGATAACGAAAATCAATTTAATGCACCTCGCGGGTGGTCTGAAATTAGACGCGAGGGAAACAATATAGGGTTTTATTGGTTTGGCGGTTGGGTCAGATTTAACGTGCCGGAATTTGCAGGGCGCAGGGCTACTAAGCTGCATCTAATAATTGAGTCTTACGGCAATCAGGAAATGGTGACTCATGCTTACGTTTCAGCGCTTCAGTTTCAACGTTCAGACGCAGAACTTTTAAGCGACCGCAAGAATTTCTTCAGTGCAAATTCTACAGTCACGATAGACAACACGACTAGAGATGTTGAGATTGATGGCATTAAATCTATTTCAGACGTGGCTGACGGCTCTAACTTCATCTACTTTGATAAAGATACAAAAACACTAGATTTGAATTTTAGCGAGTGGATAAACAAAGACCCGGAAATCAGCATTGAGTATAGAGAACGAGCGTACATATGATAATTAAACTTTTAGACAACACAAATACATGTATAGCACTAATCGATAGCGAAGCAACAACGGGGCTTACGTTCAAAGATGATACTTATCATGAGTATCTCAAAACTAATGCAGTTACTTTTGATTTTACAATTCCAAAATTAAAAGACGGAAAACTGGTTGACGGTATAGAGCTGATAAGCGACGCAAGCCGATTTGAGGCTATGATAAACGGTCAGTATCAAAAGTTTTACATTTATGACTATTCTGAAACTTTGACAGAAATTAAAGTCTCATGTAACAACTTATCACTCGAGGTCTTGAGTGAGGTTAATGCTCCGTGGATTAATACTAACTCTGTACCTGTGGATAACTATATTTGGAACCTCTTGACTCTTAAAGGCGTTAAAAATCGCATTAATATTAACGAAATCAAAGACAGGCGCAGGACAATTAGCTTTGAAGACACGGGGACTAAAATCTCCAGACTGCAAACAGTCGCCAGTGAATTTGACTGTGAATTTGAGTTAAAAACAGACAAAGATAATACGTTAGTTATCAACATTTACGATAGCCTAAAAGAAGGTTATAGGGGCACGTATCGCGAAGACATTCTATTTACCAAAGAGGATTTTAAAGATGTAGAATATGCAACATCCAAAGACGAAATGTACAATCGTGTCTTTCTAAGCGGGGTTAAAAAGTCGACAGACCCGAAATCAAAAGAAGAGAAAGAAACGCCTTTTGACTTAACCAGTCAAGAGCAAGAGTGGAAAAATTCCGACGGTGTCGTCGAGTTTTACACTCGCAAAGGTTCTAATGCAGTTGATGCACCGCTTGCTAAGAATAAATACGCTCTAAATACTACAGGACAAGACGATTGGACTAGCTACACTGGCACTACTGAGTATCAAAACGAAGCGGACTTACTCGCTTATGCGCATAGATTTTTAAAGCAACATGCTTATCCAGTGATAACACTAACTTTGACACTTGCTATTACTGACAAAACCAAAACTCTGAAGACAGGTGACAGAATACGTGTTGATGTATCAGATGTTTTTTCTAGCGGCGGGATTTGGTCTTTGACCATTTCAGAGCTCGAAAAGAGCATAACCAATCCAACAACAATTACAGTTGTTGTGGTTAATGTTGTTAATCGAAACAAAACAATTACAACTACACTGCTAGAAAAATCAAAAGAGATTGCACGCAATAACGCGCCTTACGTGCTAAACGTAAGCACTGATAGCAGTCTCCTGCTTAAGGAAAATGGCTCTGCTGTGCTAACTGCTAGCACTACACGTAACAATCAAGTTGTCCGTGGAAATTACAAGTGGCTGTTAAACGGCGCAGAAATTGGCGATTTGCCAACACAAATGATTAAGTACACTGATTTTGACAGCACAGCTAATGTAGAGTGCCAGTTGATAGTAGATGGCGAAATAAAAGCGCGTACTTACGTGTCACTTGCTAAAGTCAAGGACGGGAAATCATCACACTTCTATATTGCTTACGCTGATGATGACACAGGCGCTGGATTTAGCTTAACTGACAACACTAAGCGTTATCTTGGGACTTACTCAAGCGCAGATGATACACAATCGCAAAATCCTGCGGATTACAAGTGGATAGCGCTAGACAGCAAAAAGACACTTGATAAACTGCAAGATTTAGACTTAGCAGACGAAACTAACAAACAGCGTATACAGCAAATCGCAGACGCGCAATCAGTCGCACAGCAAGAACTGCAGGCAAAAGCAAGTCTAGCTACTGTCCAGGATTGGATTAATGCGTATAATGCGTATGTAAAATCAGACGCTGAAAGTCGCAGACAATCGCAAAGACAACTAGTAGACGCTTCTAATCGTGTTGTTGCTGTGCAGAAAGATTTAAAAGACACGCAAGCGAGATTTAACTTTCTGACTGACTATATCAGCGCTAGTGAAGACGGACTAATCATTGCTAAAAACGACGGAACAGCAAGCGCGAGATTTAGTGATGACAGAATTAGCATGTATTCAGCAGGTCAAGAAGTTATGTATATTTCTCAAGGTATGATACATATAGCAAATGGTATGTTTACGCAAACTTTGCAAATCGGTAATTTCATGGAGATGGAATACAAAAACGACAATAGCAAAAATGCAGTAGTTTATGTGGGGGGGGTGAATTAGATGGCTCATGATTGGGCATTCTTTGGCGGTTATCCGCTCGGCAAATATGCTAATGTGTCGGTTGATTGTGTGGAAATATCGCAAGACATAGCAAACAACACTTCTACAGTGCGGTTAACTGCCGTTATTAATACTAATGCAGGCGTTCAGCCAGTTGTTACCGGTGCGACAATGACTATCAATATTAACGGTGGCGGAGCAATTGAAAAAGCGCCAGTTGAAATCAAACGTTCAAACTCTGTACTAGTCTTTGCCCGTGAGTATGTTGTTGGTCATGATGATGATGGAACTAAAACAGTTGGATATTCTTTTAAAATCTCATTAGATGACAAGCGCTATAACGAGGCACAAGTTACAGGCGGACTGAAACTGTTAGATATTCCACGTCCTGACAATATACTAGCGCATGATTGCTTTTTTGGTGATAATATACAGCTTGCTATCTCGCAAAACGCACAAGATTTCAGGCATGATATTAGATACTCGTGTGACCATGATGAGGGCTATATCGTCAAAGACGTAACAGGCAATCAAAATTGGACTGTACCGCTCGATTTTCTGGAGCATGTAACAGAGCGGCCAAGCGCCCAGATTACATTTTATTGTGATACGTTTTTAAACGGAAACCTGGTAGGGACTAGAACAAGCACAATAACCGCAAGTGTTCCAGCGAGCGCAAAGCCTGTATTACACGAATTTAAATTAACAGAAAATAATGCTAAGGCGTTAGCGTGCGGACTTGATAAAAATTACTTTGTGCAGAACTTTAGTCAAGTCACCGCAAATGCTAAGACGGCAGAGGGCTATAGAGGAAGCACAATCAGGAGCTTTACTTGTCAGATAAAAGATAGTATAGCTTTGGCTGATACGCCAGCGACTTTAGATACTGCGGGGACTTTCGAGGTGCAGGCTTATGTGACTGACTCGCGAGGAATGCAGTCTGACATAGTTACTAAAACTATACACGTATTAGAATATCATCAGCCAGCACTAAACATTAGCGCTAGACGAAGTGGCGAAACAAACACAACTGCAACGATAACGCGTAATATATCAATCGCGCCGCTTGCAATCGACGGAAAACAGCATAATACAGCTAAACTGTCATTTAGATATACTGTTTCTGGCTCTAATGCTTATCTCGAGGATACAGGCGCAGGTGGAAGCTGGACAGACATAGCAGAGCTGGTCAATTCAGACGCTAATATGAGTGCAGAGTTTGACGAAGCTAAGAACTACATAATTGAAGCAACTCTAAGCGATAACTTTCTCACACAAGTAATCACGACCAATCTATTAATTGCTAATAACTATGTATACAGCTATGACAAACACAAGCGCTTTGCTGTTGGGAAGATTACTGATAACAGCTTGCCGGATGGATCTATTGAGTCAACTGGTGGCTTTTACCTCAACGGGAAAAATATATTGGTAGATTTAAAAAACGCTTCACAAGAGAATATTACTAACATTGTCAATAACGCTGTTAATAGAGCTATTAGTGATATTAAGAGTCAAAACGAACCGCAACATTTTGCATTTAATACGGGTGTTGGCGTTCGGGTTGGAAATACAGTGTTTTTGCAAATCGAATATTACCACAATGCGCCTAACCGCGCGGCAAATCTAGGTATATTACCTGAAAATTGCAGACCTGCAAAAACAACTACAGTTACTGGTAGTCTATGGACTACTGGGAAGGGAGAGTCTATTCCAATTTTTATACAAACGGACGGAAATATGTATATATACGCTGTTCAACAGCGCACGCTGCGCTGTCAAGTATCGTTTAGTGTACTATTATAAAAAATTTGAAAGGGGGTGAGGATATGTTAGAAATCGGTAATAAATTACTCAACAAGGTAAATGTTGATGGTCAAGAGCTGACTTTTACATTAGTTGATTTCAGCGACGACGAAATCAGCGGGAAAATTGCTGTTCAAGGCGATTTTACGCAAGCGGACGATTATAAGACTAATAATCAAATCTTAAATACTCTGCTTAGTAAGCATCAAGTTAATCAACGCAGCATGAACTACTTAAGCGCAAATATTGCAATTAGTGGCTTGACTACTTCGCAAGCAGAATTAGCAAAATCGATTACTTTTCGGAACAATTTTAAAAGAAAAACGGTCTTTGTGCAATTACTTCCAAAATTTGAGACTGACTCTGATTACGCGGGCGGTCGTGTTGTTTGGGAAAAGTATAATGATGACTATGGACTCTTTGCAATTACAAAAGCAATCACTAAGAATACAGTGCAGACGCTTGTTGACAACAATAATGTCGCTTTCCAAATTTGGGGCAGTGATTATGATGGAACTTACTTTTAATACGGGGGATTTATGATTTGTTCAAACCAGAAGTTATTAGTATGATTATCAGCGCTTTAGTTGCTTTGCTAACTTTTACAACTTTTTTCCAAAACCGCGTCGCTAATGCTGAAAAACGCTTAACGATAATTGAAGAAGAAAATAAGCAACAAAATATTGCTCTTGAAGAGTGCAAAAAGCGACTGGATAATCATGATGTTCAAAACCAAGCATTAATTCGTTTGACTGTTCAGATGGACGAATTGACCAAAAAAATCGAAAAAATAGACGAGAGGATAAAGAAGATATGAATACACAATTAATTGACAGCTTAGTAACTACAGTGGCAGACATTGTTTTGATTGTAGGACTATTGAGTCCTTTGCTGGTGCAAGCTCTGCGTTTTGCAAAAGCACACACAGCAAATAAGCGCATTCAAGTGCTTGAAAGCTATGCTGAACGTGTTGTATTAGCAGTTGAACAACAACGCAACTTGTTGCCAAGCGACAAAAAAGCCCTTGCTGTTAAGCGTTTAGCTGATTATGTAAACAAATCTAAGCTTAACTTGCAAGTCACAGACCAACAAATTAGCGATTTGATCGAGTCTGCTGTAAATTCGCTTAAAGACGAAAACTCTCGTGGTACTGTAGTAAAATCTACTGCAGTGGCACCAGCTAAACCAGCAGAAACGACTACAGCACCAGCAGAAGCAACCGAAACAGTAGCAGCAGAACCAAGCGCAGAAGTGCCATCTGCAAACGAAATTTTGAAATAAAAAAGAGGTGATTTTATGACCTCTTTAAAAAAAGGTGACTATTTTCTAGACGTCAGCAGTTTCCAGCCAGCAGACGCCCGCGGGGTCTGCTCTGCTTCTGGAACTAATAAGACGATAATTAAGCTTACTGAGTCGACTGGTTATTACAACACCAGCGCAACTAGTCAAGTTGCAACTAGTGATTGTATCGGATTTTACCATTTTGCACGCTTTGGGGGCTCTGTAGCGCAAGCGCAAGCAGAAGCAAACTTCTTTTTGAGTACACTAGCTAAGACAGACGTTAAGTATTTAGTCTGCGATTATGAGGACTCGGCAAGCGGAGATGAGCAGGCGAACACTAATGCTGTATTGGCGTTTATGGACGTGATAGCAAATGCGGGCTATAAGCCTATATATTACAGCTACAAACCGTTTACGCTGGAGAATATCTATCACGACCAGTTGAACGCAAAATATCCAAATTCCACTTGGATAGCGGCTTATCCAAACTATGCAGTGACTCCAGACCCCGTATGGTCAATATTTCCAAGCATTGACGGGGCACGCTGGTGGCAATTCACTAGCACGGCTATTGCTGGCGGACTTGATAAGAATGTAGTGCTGCTAGATGACGACAGCACAGTAGACGAAATTTTGAAAGGACTAGAAAACGATATGGATTATACAATCAGAGAAAAAACAGGGGAATACCCTTACATGGTACTTACTCACGGCTCCGCTGTAGCGGTTGGACATATTGACACTATCTCGGCGTTTCAGAACGCAGGAGCTAAAGACTTGAACCTCGATACAGACGATTATCAACGTTTAATCGCAGTAATCAACAAAGGAAAATAATGCTAAAAAAAACATTAACATTTTTAGGCTTGTCAGTCGGTTTATTAATTGTATCACCACACGCAAACGCGCATACATCAAGACTTACGCTAGACCAGACAAACGAACTTTACACACGTTTAGCTGCGGAAGGTCGTGGCGTGGATACTGACCAACAGTATGGCATGCAGTGTGTAGATATAGATACAGACCTGACTAATAATTACGTAGGCGTGCCAATCAGTGGCAATGCTATTGACTTACTAGACAGCGCACGCGCTGCAGGCTATGAAATTGTGCCAGCGAGTAAACCGCCTCGTGCGGGTGACTTGTTTGTGATGGATACTAGCACTGTTTACGGTCACCCTTTCGGGCATACTGGCTATATCTATAGAGTCAATCCAGATGGGAGCTTTGAGACTGTAGAGCAAAATGTAGGTGATGACAGTAATCTCTATACTGGCACAGTCGCTAAGTTTATGCACCGCACACGCGATTATATGCTAGGCTATATACGCTTAGCATATCGCAAATAGACCGCGAAAACTAAAAAAGTAGAAAAGAGGAAATCTCCTTACACGATTAGCAATCGCTAAATGCTAGCGGTCAAAGAATACATAAAAACCCTACAGGCTTAATGCTTGTAGGGTTTTTATTTTTTGAAAAAATTATTGAATACTAAAATAATTGATTGAAATGTTTCATCTCTTTCAAAACTTGTTCAGTCTTTAATTTTTGAACAGTATCATTGTTACCAAGAGCGTGCAAATCATCAAGTGAATAATAATAGTCAATGATTGGAGCAGTATTGATAGCTTCTAACCATTTACCACGAACAACAAATAAATAATCTTTAACTAATCCTTCACTAATATCTGTTTCAAGTTCTTCAATCAGATTACTATAGTCATAACTAAATGTATAATTTCCATCATCAATCCATTTTTGAATTGCCATAATATTTTTGAGAGAAATTTTTTCAAAATCTACTTCATTTTTTCTAAATTTTGAAATAGTTGCTCTAGACATACCAGTTTCTGACTCAAGTGTATAAGCAGGAATGGCCTTGTTAGACAAGACCATCTCAACTTGTGTTGTATTAATAATCATTTTGTTACCTCGTTATTAAATTACATCTTTCTTTGTTTTATAATTTTTGTAATAACATTTGATATCATGATCTAAACTTGTAGCATTAATAAATCTGTATTTGCTAAGGTCTAACTTATTTACTTTTTCAAGAATTGCATCAAGTTTATTTTCTATAATCCAAACAAAATTCATTTTACTAGCTTTGATATTGATGATTAATTTACCATCTTGTAAGTTATGATATTGATTATCAGCTGAATGATTTGAAAGTCGAACTTCATATTTATCATAATCTTTATAAGCACTATCTTTCATGCTTGATAAATTCCAACCTTCAAGATTTTCAAATGTTTGTTCAAGTTCTTCCATTGCTTGTGCATATTCTCGACGTTGCTTATCACTTCTATTAAAACTGCGTTTACGATACGAGTTATATCTTCTTTTTCCAAATGCCATTTCTTTATCCCTCTTTCTTTATTTCTATATACATTATATCGTATATTTAAATATACGTCAAGCCTTTTTTGAAACTTTTTTAAAAAAATAGATATTTTTAGTATCCTTGATTGAAATGTTAGTAGTTCTTCTCATTATTAGTATTCTTTTACTATTATTTGTTCCTAATTTAACTAAGCAAAAAGATAAGGTAAAAGATACTGGCGGTTCTGCCGTGGTTAAAGTTGTAGAAAGTCAGGCTGAGCTTTATGAGCTTAATAAAACCGATTCTGCTACTCTTTCTAAATTAGTAGCTAGTGGTGATATTACACAAGAACAGGCAAATTCATACAAGGATTACTATGCAAAACACCCAAGTAAAACACGGCATGTCGCGAATTAA